GCTGGATCTGGTGTTACAGGATTGGTATCTGATATGTCAAATGCTCCGTATGACTTTATGGTTTATTCAAAGATAAACTCTGTTGGTAAGAGTTGGATATACACGTATGGTTTAGCTCTAGCAAAAGAAATGTTAGGATATGTTCGTGGTAAGTATGGAAGTATACCAATTCCAAACGGAGAAACAACACTTAATGCTGCAGACCTACTGTCATCAGCTGCTACCGAAAAACAATCTCTTGTAGAACAATTAAGAACTATGTTAGATACAATGACTCGTTCTAAACTTCTTGAAGCAAAACGTGCAGAGGTAGAATCATTAAATGTTTCATTGAACGCAACTCCTTTAAAAATCTACATAGGATAAACCGATGCCATTATTTCACGGACAACGGGATGCTTCTTTGGTTCATAAACTGAACATGGAATTGATTGTGGACATTATAGATACAGAAGTTGGTTTGTATAAACTTTCATTAGAAAATACAAAAACAAATCTGTATGATGAATCGGATAAGAAAGTTTACTTACAACCTATTAAGATACCAGCGTTAATCAATCGCCAAGAACAAACTTACGAGGGAACTGAATTCGGACAAGATTACAATCAGAATTGTGATTTTGGATTTATTCGTGAACTCTTAAAAGAAGTTGAAACTTATGTTGAAGTTGGTGATGTAATCGAATATAACGGAGAATACTGGGAAGTAGATACAATACTTGAAAATCAATACTTCGGTGGTAAGAATCCTGATTATTCTTTTGCAACCGAAAGATGGGGTCATAACGTTTCTATTATAGCCAATACACACTTGACAAGACGTTCACGTATTCATGTTGAAGAGATACGTTCTGCTCCAAGAATTTTAGAAAGTAACAATTTACCAGATAATATCTAATGCCACAAAACTCATCTCCATATCGTAAATCACCAATAAAAAGAACTCGTGACTCATTTATTGATGACCGTAATTCAGAACAAAATCCTAGAATAGATTTAGGACAGGCACGTCATACACAAGTTCGTAGAGATAAGGATAAGACAAGAAGTCTCGGTGTAACACTTTATGATATTGACTTTGCAGTAAAATCGTTTATAGACCAAACAATGCAATTAAAGGTGGAAGATAATGGTGAAACGATAGAAGTACCAACTCTTTATGCCAACTCAGAAAAATGGACATCAATCCAAAGAAACGGGTATCTGAAAGATAAGAAAGGAAAAACATTAGTCCCCCTTATTACATTCAGACGTTCCGGTGTGAATATGAAACAAGAACTTCGTAGGAATAAGGTTGCAACAACAAATCAACTTGCTTACGTTATGAAACAAAAGTATTCAAAGATGTCACCATATGACAGGTTCTCTACATTATATGCAACGAAGAAACCACAAGAGTATTTTGTAACCCCTATACCTGACTATGTTGATGTTACATATGATTTTATTTTATGGACAGAATATCAAAGCCAACTGAATCACATAATAGAAAATTTTGTATATTATGGTGGTAAATCATTTGGCGATAAAAACTTCTTTAAGTTTGCAACTATGATAGATTCTCTAACAATGGAGGATTCAAATACAACTGGTCAAGATCGTTTAGTAAGAGCAAACTTTCAATTAACAGTACATGGTTACTTATTACCGAAGAATATTGCCACAGAAGTTACAACAAAACGAGTGGTGGGTCCAAATAAGATTGCCTTTGGTGCTGAAAGTGAATTTGGTCTTTGGACTGAATATGATTCTAAAGGAACACCAAATGATTCATTTACGGATAAATCGATAGGAAGAAGTCCAGACGTATATACTACAGAAATTTAAACATATTTATATGTATAATGTTTTATTACTTAATAAGAGGTTTTTATGTCAGAAGAAGTTGGAAAAGAATTTGAACAGACGGATATTGAGTCCGTAAAAGAACTCCAATCAAACTACGCCACGACCACAGCTCAAATAGGTCAGGTTGAAGTAGAATTACATCTTTTGGAAAAGAGATTGGCAGATGTCAAAGAACTACGTGCCAGTTTATTTTCAACATATGATGAATTACAGAAGAAAGAACAAGAATTGGTTCGTAATCTTAATGAAAAGTATGGAGATGGTGTACTTGATTTAGATTCCGGAAGATTTATTTCGTCTGGTCAATAATTTGGATTTTTTTGACTATATTTATATCAGAGACGATTATATCATTTTTTTGGAGATAAATAGTGGCTAATGAAAGAATTGTAAGTCCTGGCGTGTTTACGGTCGAAAAGGATCTTTCATTCCTACCACAAGGAATCGGTCAGATTGGTGCGGCCCTTATTGGCCCAACACTCAAAGGCCCAGCATTTGTTCCTACGGTAGTTGAAGGATACAACGACTTCGTAACAAGATTTGGTGGTGGTTATGAACAATCATACCTACCATACACCGCTAAGAACTATCTTAACAACGCCGGTAGTGCAACTATCGTTCGTGTTCTTGGTTCAGGCGGTTATTCCCTTAAACATCCAATTGCACTTGTTGCAAGTGGTTCATACGGAAGACGGTTAATTTCCGTTCTTCATCCTACATTCGTAGTTACAAATGCCGATGCAGATTCATTATTTGCTAGTTCATCATTAGCATCAAATGCAAGTGGTTCATTTGTTCTTACTGTTTCTGGTGGGTTTACAACAGACACATCTGCCTTCACAGGTCAGGCTATCAGTGAAAACGGAACTGCATTTAGTGCGTCTATCAATCCTGAAAGCACCGCATTTATCGGTGACCTTTACGGATATGGTGCATACGGAACTCACGCAGTTTATAACTATGTTGCTTTCACCAAAGCAGCATCTGCATCATTAGCCGCAGACCCTGCATCTATCGTTGAAATTCAAACAGGTTCTGCAAACCCTGTATCATGGGACTTCACAGATGATTATCTCGAAGCATTTACACCATATATCACTTCACAAAAGGTCGGTGCTGCTTCAACAAATCTCTTCCGATTCGCAACACTTTCACACGGTGTTCATGCAAACTATGAAGTTAAGGTCGGTATCGCTAACATTCGTCCAGCTGGTACAATCGCTGGTTCTGAATATGGTGACTTTGATGTTATCATTCGTTATGTAGACCAATCAAAGGTTTATAGTTCACCATTTACATATGAAGATGACGACCTTCGTCCAAATGTTGTTGAATCATTCAAGTGTAACCTTGACCCGAACTCACCACGTTATATCGCTCGTGTAATCGGTGATAGATATGTAACAATCACATCTGAAGGTAAGGTTGTTGTTAACGGTGATTACTCTAACAAGTCAAAGTATGTTCGTGTTGAAGTAACAGATGCAGTTGCAAATGGAGCTATATCACAAACACTTGTACCGTTTGGATTCCGTGCTCTAACATCACCAATCCCTGATGACTTCACACAACCAAGTGCTGCTTCTTTCGTATCAGACCAAACATCTGGTGGAGCTTATAACCGTCGTGTATATTACGGATTCAGCTATGATTTCAGCGGAACAGATAACTTTAACTATCTCCGTCCAATTCCAGCAAGTCAATCAACAACTGGTTCAAATGTTGACTTCTATTTGAGCGACTTCAATCAGAATGTTGGTGCAAGTTATCCATCTTCAACATCTCCTTATACTGGTTCTATCAATCTTACAACGAACACATCAGTTGATTCTCGTAAGTTCATGGTTCCATTCCAAGGCGGATTTGATGGACACAAGCCACATCTTCAAAAGAAGACCGGTGCATACATCGAGGCAGGAAATACTCAAGGATTTGACATCTCAACAACTTCTGCCGCTGGTTATACATCATATAAGAAGGCACTTGATACGATTTCTAACTCTGATGAGTTTGACATCAATATGTTGGTAACACCGGGTGTTCTCCACTCATTACATTCACCAATCACAACATATGCAAAGGATATGTGTGAAGACCGTGGTGATGCTTTCTATGTGATGGACACAGTTGGTATCAACGATAACATCGCAACAGCTGTTTCAACAGTTGAAGGTCTCGATACAAACTACGCAGCAACTTACTATCCGTGGGTCAAGGTTATTGACTTCGAACGTAACAAGCCAGTTTGGGTTCCACCTTCAGTTGTTCTTCCAGGTGTTATGGCTTTCAATGACCGTGTATCTGCTGAATGGTTCGCTCCTGCTGGTTTGAATCGTGGTGGTCTTACAGAAGTTGTTGAAGTTAAGACACGTTTGACACAAACAGAACGTGATGACTTATACGATGCTAGAATCAACCCAATCGCAGTATTCCCATCAACAGGAGTATGTGTATGGGGTCAGAAGACACTTCAAGGTAAGCCATCTGCTCTTGACCGTATCAATGTTCGTCGTCTCTTGATTGCAGCTAAGAAGTTTATTGCTTCTGCTACACGTTACCTTGTGTTCGAA